GCTTTCGATGTTAATTTTGAAACGTCCTGCCCTTCTTTGAGTTTCAGTCCGCGGGCAAGATCTCTATCCATGTTTGTGGCACGGTCTCTCATGAACGTGGATTTACTCAGGATGAAGTCTCTCTGCTGGCGGTAGTTTTTCACACCGCCAAGGTAAATCGTAGAGAGCCCTCTTGCCATGTTTAAGGCTCCCATTTTTTCCATAACCAATGGCAGGTTTGCAAAGTTCAACAACGCTGTGGATGTCCTGTAGGCCATGGTGGCCATGGTGAAGTTGTGCCGCAGTCTGTTCAGACGTTGTTCCCATGCTGTCAATTTATCTACGGGATCATGCCAGCAGTCGGACGCCCACCTCTGGAGTCTTCTATGTGCATCGACTCCGTATTTCTGTGATATGGCTTCCGCCAGGTCTTTTCTGGATAGGAGTTTATAAATATCCGCTGTGGTTTCACGCATGGCGATATGGTTAATGGATTCATTGATGTAGTCAAGGTAGACATCAAGGTCTTGTCTAAGATACTGTCCGCCGGAACTTTGCGCGCGGCTTTTCGTGGAGCCCATCCCGATATTGAATGTGGTTCTTCCGAGCATGTCTTTTCTTATGATGTCGTTAATTTCTCTGTCTTTGGTTTTGCTTGTGAGCTCTGCATCATATTTAATTGGGTAGTACATGCCATTGATCTTTCTTCCGTCCGGTAAAATAATTTTCCTCCCCGGCACTTTCCCTAAGGGGATTCCGTACAGATTGTTTTGTACAATGTTTCTTTCGGGCCAATACGAATTGATGTGCTTCCAAACAGCTTCCACAAAGTCCCAGTCTTTATCATTTAAATATTTGAAAAGGATTTTTTCTATGTTTCTATGATCCAGTCCATAGGTTTCCACTACTCTTTCTCTATTCGAGTCTGTTCCCCAGTTCAACGCCATGGTGAGTAGTGTTTCTTTTGTCACCATGACGGGCTTGTGGTCAACTTTGTTAATCTCATAGATTTTGTCATTGCGTATTTTTCTGAATGTTTCTCTGTCATAGATGTTCATGACTTTTTTCAGTTCAAGTTCCGCCTGTTCTTGCAGGAGTCTTTTTTTCGCAAAGGCTTTATCCATCATCTTATAGATCAGGTCATAGGTCTTTGGTCCCATACGTTCTATGATGATTTCCGGAAGTGCCAAATCTGCTACCCATTTTCCCACTTCTTTTTTTGTCTTTTTCCACTTTTTCTCTGCCAGTTTTTTATAAAGCGGATTTTCTTTTTCTGCTTTGATTTCCGCCATTATTATGTTTTCGGCTTCTTCAAAGGAAAGGCTTTCTCCTTTCTCATTAACAAAGGTGTTGCCTTCGTATTCTCTCCTTCCTGTTTTGTAGATTTTTTTGAATACTTCGACAAGTTCATCAAAGTCTATGACTGTCAGTTCTCTCAAGTTGGTCTGATTATTATCGTCAAAGATTTTCTTTATCCATTGCGGTACAGCATCTCCCGGCTTATCTCCTTCCATGGCGGCGGTGGGATCCAGTTCGTTATTGAGGTTAGCCCAGTCAAACGGTGCCGGTTCCCCATCCATACCCAAGGGCGCTCTTCCATCTGTGGTGATTAATCCTAATTGGTAGGCTAAGTGATTGATGAAGTATCTTATGTTCCCGGGCATTCTTATATTGTTCGTGGCTTTACTTGCCCTGTTTATGAGTCCGACAAGTCCGTACTTCTCCATGCCGTCTTTATCCAGTGTGTTTGTGGATGCTTTGGGATTCCCGTGGAGTGTATGTTTTACGTGGTCATCGTATTCATGGGCCACTTGGGCGTTCATGGCAAAACGGGACTGTCTTCCTTTTGCTCTGGCAGCTTCTTCCCATCTTCCTCTTTTTAGAAAATATGCGGCTTTTTCTCCTTCACTGGCCGCTTTTCTCGCCCACCATCTATAGTTGGTTGCTTTGTAGATTTCTTTCCCATAAAGAAAAGCCCTTGCTTGGGCTTTGAGTTCATAGGGCGAGATAAGCATGCTGTCTTGTGATGTTTTTAATCCGTCTACTGTGTTCCGCAGTTTTATCTTGAGTTCGTTAATTTCTTCTATGGTGGCTTGTTTTTCTTTTTTCTGTTCAGCTTTTTCTTCTTTGAGTTTTTCTTCTTCACTTAGGAGTCCGTTTCTCTTTTTGATGTCATACAGGATCTTTTTACTTACCTTTCCTTCCATGTTCGGATCTAATCTGTCCAATTCTATTAATGATGCCGTGGCAATTCTTGCATATTGCCTCAATTTCCGCTTCATGGCGTTTTGTTCGATTTCCGCCAGTTTCACTTTCCCTTCGGGAGATTCAAGTACTTCTTCCGCTTCTTTCCGGAAATGGTCTTTCCCTGAGATGTTTTCTATAAATTCTTCTTTTTGTTTTTTCTTGTATTTCTCTACTTGTTCTTCCATGGTGCCGCCTGCTTCTTGTACGGCGTCTTTGTATGATTCTTCGGTAAATCCTTCTTCTTTAAGTGCCCTTATCCATTCTTTCTTTGTCGGGAAGACGTTTCCTTTTTTCAGCATTTCCAGTCCATATATTCTTTGGCTCCCCAGTTTTCTTTCAAATGTTTCTACTTTTTGGGGAAGGATGTTTTCTTCAAAGTCCACCATGGCTTGTCCGTGGAGTTTTTCCATGAAGTATTTAACGGCGTTTTCTTTGGCAAGTTCTTTGATGTTTTCTTCCCATTTTTTTATGTTTTCTTTTTCGGTCTGCGTATAGTCAAGGCTGTCATCATAGAGGAGATTCCATCTCTTTTCTTCTGCCCAGGCTTCTATTTCTTCTTCTGATGCCATCATGTGGTCAAAGATTTCTTTTACTTCATCGGACGGATCTTTTAAACCCAAGTAGTTTTCCGGATTCTTTATGATTTCTTTTGTCGTTTTATAGAGATTGATCAGCCATTTTTTGAACCGCCGGAAAGTCCCCTGCAGTTCTTTGGTGGGTGCTTTCCCTGTCAAAAGGTATCTTTCAAATCCTCTTGCAAAACGTTCCTGGATGAAGCGTTCCTGCAGTTCTTTGTTTTCCGGATCTTTCTTGATGGCAACTTCATATTCTTTAAATTCTTTTTCGATCAAGGTGCCTTTATATTCTTTCATAACATCCGGATAGTATGATGCCCACGCACGGATGGCGTCTCTGTCTTTCTGTGCTTTCTGCAGTGTGGCTTCCAGTACTTTGTCTTCTTTGGCAAGTTCTTTCAGTTCCGGATCGATGGCGATGTTGTTCAGCATGGACAACCACCAATGGGCGCTTTCATGAATGACTGTGGACTGATTGGCTGCTTCAAAAATATGAAGAATGTTCTGGTCTGCGTCATAGGCTCCTGCGTAGGCTCCTTTGTGCTCCTGGTTGTAGCGGTTAATGATCTGGATAGCTTTATCATCAAATACAACAAAACATTTCCCGTCTACAAGCCCGTCATAGGTAATACCTTTTACACCCAAAGAATTTAACTTTTCACTGGCCGCTTTTTCTCCACCCAATTCGCTTGCCAGTTGTTTATAAAACTCTCTTCCTGACATGTAGTGTAATGCAGACGGTTTATAGCCAATTTCTTTCCACGCCTTTCGTATGGCAGCCTGTACTTTTCTCGGCTGTTCGTTGATGTTTTTGAATTCATCAATTAATTCATTGTCTTCGGGAATTTCTACTTCAAAAGCTGTTTTCTGCTCATGTCCAGCAAATTCATTTTTTTTCAGAAGTTTTATTGCTTCTTTCGCTCTTTTTACCTGTGATATAACAGTTTGTGCCGTTTTTCCTTCTTTTGATTTTATAAACTCCTGCAGGTGTTCAATGGCTTTATTACTATTTCCCGTTTCCAACACTTCTGTAAGCGCCATAGACAAAGGGTTTATATCATCTATGATATTCCCAGTGTTTTCATCATACCAATCCCCATCTTCATTTATTTTATATTTTGTTTTTCCTGTAATAACTTCTCCGCTGTTCGCTCCTAATATATCCTTATAATTCTCTGCGATTTTCTTGTCCTGTGCAAAATACAATCCCCATCCGTGTGCTTGATTTCCTTCTCCTGTCCCAATGGCTCCTAAATCAAAATGGTCAAAGGTATAGGGGCTTCCATGATAGGCCTTCTGGTGATAAACCCTATAATTATAATCCGGATTCAGTTTTTCGTAGACGCTTTCTTCATACACTTTATTTCCCGGCAGAATAATGTAACTCGTCCCGTGTTCATCTTCCACAGCTACCGCCTTATATCCCAATTCATCAGCAACAAGCGCGGCCTCTTTTTGTATCATAAAATCCGCATCCGCTTCGTCCGTGCACCCTAACAATTCATATACTTTTTGTTTTTCTTCTTCGTTTAAATTCCAAATGTTTCTTGATTCTGTTGTTAAGTCATATATTAATTCAGCATCATCTCCATATTTCTTTTCAAATATTTCGTATACTCCATCTTCATACGCTAAACTTTTGGCACTTATAATATCGTCTTCATTTACTTCTGAAATATATATTCTGTCTCCATGTCCAAGTGCAGAATTTCTACTGCTGCTGTAAAACATTCCATGAAAATATCCTTCTTTTATCACGTCACCTTCTACAGGATCCACCGCGCCATGGAAGAATATATCCGCGTCTTTGTTTATCGTTTGATAGTATTCTTGATTCTGTTCCTTTAATTTGACAAGATCACTTTCGTTTGGTATATTTTGGTTAGAACTGAATGAAATGGTTGCCTCTATGGGCGATTGGAGCCCGGCAGATTGCAACCAGTCATTAGTTCTTTTTTTATTTATATATTTCGCACTTGTCAGAAGTCTGGATTTTATCCATACGCTATCTCTTTTACCATAAACAGATTCTATAATATTTGCATCATAATATATTCTTGCTCCTACTTTTTTATTCAATGTGAATGGAATAATAATAGTATCTCCATTTCTATCTACTAACGTAGTGACAACTACTGGTTTCCCTTCGTTTTCAACAATTGCCATCGGATCTGCAATAGCACTCGGTAGTTGTTTCATGAGTTCTGGTGTCATTTCATCTGCATGTCCATGTTTCCCCGTCTTATCTTCTGTATGCTTAAGTATCTTTGAAAGCACATTTTGATGAACATATATCGGAAGAATTTCTGCTCCTGCCAGTTTCATCACTAACGGTGTTGTCATAACTTTCACATTACCGCCTTTGAGCTTATTCTCCATGAATAGATCTATTTTCTCCGAAAATTTTTTAGTATCTTCTTCCAGCTTTTCTTCTGCAGAGATGACGTTTTGATGTAATCCTTTCTTTTCCCCGCCGTTTCGAATTGACGCTACAATGTTTTCAATCGGCAGGTTATAGATCTTGGAGAAGTTATCTACAAGTCTTGCGTATACGAAAGCGCTTTCTTCCGCCGCTTCTGCTGCTTTGGCAGGAGCTTTTTTCAGTTGTTCCAGCGTGGGAGCGTACACATCGTCATAGGCTTTTTGCGACAAGAGTGTCCTTGCGGCAATGTCTCTTGTGTCCAGTTCTTTTACATAGTCTTCCAGGGATTCAATGGTTTCTACTTCTTTTCTTGCCGTTTGGATGGAATTGATATATCCCTGTTTTTCTTCTTCTGAAAAGGCTGATGTGCTGTCTATTTCATTGATGGCTTCTTGTTCGGCTATGTCATAGAGTTCTCTTCTGTTCGGTTTTCTTCCGTATTTCTTCCAAGCGTTTGCATACCACCTGTCATTATTTGTCGTTCGGATGTAGGATCCGCCTATATACCCGCTTGTGATGACTCCTCCATGTTCATAGTCTCTGGACCATTCATACACGGGAACTTTTTCTACTCCTTGCGGTTCATAGTCCGCGTAATATTTATAGTTGATGAGTTCTTCATAGGTTTTCAGTGCTTCTGCTTTTACTTTTTTATAGTTTTCTTTTATATCATCCATGCCTTCTGCAAAGATCTTTTCCATGGCGGTTTTCTGTTCCGGATCGGTGAAGTCACGATCAAGAATTGTTTTTGCTACTTCGGCTTCTCTTGCTTCTTTTGTCGCGTTGAATATCTGTCTTGTTTTTTCTATATGTTTTCTTGCCTCTTCGATGTCATGGAGTGTCTGCCCGTCTTTATCGAAAGCGGCATGATTCGAAAGTGTCTCTGCGGATTCTTCTGAAATTTTCTGCATGTAGATACCGGCTTTCAGTTCCAGCTGTGTTCCTTCTTTCACGGCATCGTCCACTTGCTTAGCTGTGGCGATTCCGTCCGTCACGAGCTGCGTCAATGCTGTTCTTCCTTCTTCTGTTTCGGCCGCACCGGCAGCATCAATGTATATGGTTCCCATTCCTTCTTTATCAAGCTGTGCCTGTGTCTTTTGTGCATAGACTTCCGGATCTATCTTGAAGACTTTGTTTTGTTCTCTTTCTTTAATGACGGTTTGTGTCATTTCTTTTTCATTCTCACGGTAGAATGCTTCTCTTGCGGCATGCCAGTCTTCTTTTGTCAGTCGTTTCAATCCTGCATAATTACCACCGCCGGAAATGACGGCTCCTGGCATGCCCATCCCTACCGCCGCCGGTATGGCTTCCACCATGGCGTCAAAAGCGCTGTTCCACATATTTTTCCATGTCATGTTCTTATCTCTTCCCATCATTTTTTCATCAGTGGTAGAGATCAGATCCTGCCAGCCTTCTTCTGCAATTTCTGCCGCCGTCCCTTTGGCATATTGTTTTGCGGCTTCTTTCATGGCATATTTTCTCATGGCTCCGCGGCTTGCAGACAGAAGTTTATTCCTTGTACCTGCATTCATGATGGCAACTTTAGCCGCACTTTTCCCTATAACTTTTCCCAACGTTCCATAAGCAAGCGACATCAGTCCTGTTTCAACGCCTGCCTGCAGTACGGCTTCACGGGTGGCCATCCCGTCTGCTTCGTTTCTTGAGTACATATTTGTACCATCCGCATTTTTCTTGTTCGCCAGCCGGTAGTAGTTCATTCCCATGTTTGATCTAAGGGACGATGCAAAAATGGTGGCGGCCATGATTCCTCCCACAACCGGCGCCCCCAAGACAGAGGTTATGGCTAAACCTGCCGCCGCTCCTTCCGGGAGGCTTCTTAGCATTCCTGCCCCCATCATGGAGAATTGTTTTACAGTTTCCGTTGCAATCAGTCCTATGGTGGAATCGCCGTCATATTCTTTGGTTCTTGCATTAATGGCTTCTATTTTTCTATTCATTTCTTCATCAGTAATGTCTCCGTTCCTGGCCGCATAACCGATTTCAGAAATCTTGTCCATGTTTTGTCCGGCTTCCCATGCATCGGTAAAGGCTTTGAATGCTTCGCCTATAGATGACGGTTCTCCGCTGATTTTTCCGGCCGTGGCTCCTGTGATGACTCCTCTATCATGGAGTATCTGATCTGCCTGTTTTAAGGCAAGTGACGCCGACACAGGATCGTTCATGGCGATCTCCGCCAGTTCCGGATAGAGTTCTTTTAAGGCATCGGCAGAGAACGGACGTCCCTGCATGATTTCTTGTGTTTTCATCCAGGCATACTGGTTCTGTGCCATTTCATAGGCTTCTTTACTGTCCACAAGCATTTGCGCTGGAAGCCCCAATGGATCTCCTATTTTGTGCGCCTGTTCAAGACGTTTCTCTTTGTCCGGATCAGGATCATAGAGATTGCTGTAGATGTCCATGCTCATGTTTTGGAGCCTATTATCCGCCCAGCTTTTGGCGGCGTTTGAAATGCTTTCTGCCGCACCGCTGATTCCATCTCCAATTTTTTCTAAAATCCCTTTCGGTTCCTGGTGAGGGGTGGCGTCAATGGTAGGGGTTGTTCTTAGATCGGTATTCGGATCCATCGGTTTGATTCCTAAAAGGATTCGGTCTACTCTGTTTTTTACTCTTTCTTCATCTTGCATTTCCAGTTCGTCCATGGTTTTCTCCTTAATAATCCTCTATATTCACTTCGTTCTTTTTGACTTTTTCCCAGTCTTCGGCGGGGATATAGTGGTGTCTTCCATAGTAGTCCACTGCGTCTATTCCTTTGTCATCGTATGTGTAGGATACACTCTTTATTCCAAGTTCCATTAATTGTGCCGGACTGGCTTCCGGCGTACTCATTCCAAAGAATCCATAATCCGGTCCCACTTTTTGTTCCGTCAGGGCTTTTATCCACATCCCTTTTCTTTCAAATTTATTAGGTTCTCTTCCATTTTTACTTTTGAAATCAAAGGCTTCCTGCATGACGATCTTTTTGGCCTCTGCATAGTTTTTCTGTATATCCGGTTTTGCCAACCCTGTCATGTCCATGACGTCTGTTTCTGTGTCATCTATTTTTACGGAGTATTTCCCTTCTCCTGCCTGTGCTTTTGTTAATTCCTGGCTAAGTTCTACTATCTGTGCAGGAGTAAATCCATATCCTCTTTGTTCCAGTTCTTTTAATGTTTTATTCAAGTCATCATCGTTCATGATGTCTGTACCGATACTGGCTTTTATTCCCGCGAATGCCTTGTTCTGTGCTTCTGCTCCACCAAATCCGCCATGAGATTTTTCCTGCGTTACAGCTTTTAATGCGCTCAATCTCAAACTGCGATATGACCCATTGTTCAAAAGTTCTGGATTTTCTACTCCTTTGGATTTTATGAATTCGTACATATCTTCGTTTGATGTTCCATTTTCCGTCATGTCCATCAATTGGATCTGCAGGTTATTCATCATTTCTGTTTCTTTGGCTTTTTTTGCTTGGAGATGTTCTCCAAATACAGAAAAAAAGGAATTTCTTTCGGTCTCTTCCAAAGCGGCTTTTTCCTCGTCAGACATGACATGATGTCCCAATTCCTCTCCGTATAATTCTTTATAACGTTCTGATACATCGTTTAGATAGTTGTTTCTTCTTGCGGCTTCTGTCCCGCCTGCGCCGCCGTTATGGGAAAGGATTGCCAGTTCATCATCGCCGCCGTGGTATTCCAAATCTTTTTTGTACAGTTTTGCCGCCGCTATGATGCTTTTTTCCGGATCTTTTCTATCCGCCGGATCCAGTCCTACAGATAGGCCTGTATCTGATTTAAATTGGAATGGTCCTAAGGTAGGATCTCCGTCATTATCATCATGATAGGCTTCCGGATTAAAAGTGGATTCCTGCATACACATCGCTTTCAGGTTTCTTATCTGTTCATCGGAAAGCCCTGTTTCTTTTTGTGCTTTTCTAAAAAATGAATCCCATTTATCATAGGATTCATTCCCGGTAGCAATGCCCTTTATATCTTTCCCGAAAGACAACGGATTTTCTTTTCTATAGGCTTCCCATACTTCTTCTTTGGATTTTCCCATCATTTCCGGATGGTTATTCAGCCATGTTTCCGCGCTGTCTTTTGTGGTCTTTGCTACTTTTTTACCTGTAAATAATGTTTCGTATTTCTTTAAAACAACTTCATTCCCGCCTCTTGCCCTTAATTGTCCGATGAGTGTATTTCCTCGTTCATAGTCATTGGAAGCAGCTAATGTGGAGAGAACGGTTTCCGCTGTATGATCCAGGATGGCTCTTTGTTTAATGTCTATGGATTTTTCGTCCATTCCTGTTCCGGCCATGATGGCCCTTGATGTTGTCTCCATATTTCCATAGACGGATTCAAAACTGTCCGGACTTCTCACAATCGAGTTGATGGCGTTTTCATTCATTTCTGTCATCTGATTGCTTGCATAAGATAGATATTCTTTCCTCTGGAATTTGTCTATGCTGTCTAAGTTAGAAGTGATTGACGTTTCTACCTGGTTACGGAAGGCTCTGTTGGCATACTCTGAACTTATTCCGTATTGTCTCATAATCTGCTGGCGGATCTTCTCTTCATTCTGCTGATAAGCTGCTTGGAGTCCTTCGGCATTTTTCCCCTGCATGGTGTTTGTCAATCCGTTTTTTTCATCGTACAAAAGGGAATTAATCTGCCGATTGTATTCGTTTGTCGCGTCAACAACTCTGTCATTTTGGTCTTTCATCCACGCTTTTGTTCTTGCATCAATTACCTGCCCTAAAGCATTCCCCAATGCTTCTGTTCCTGTTACGTTCGCGCCATAGGCATTGGGGTCGGTGATGGGGTTTATTTTTGCGTTTGAGAGGTTTCTATTTATTGTTGAGTCGTATTGTGTGAGTTTCATTATTTCCTCCAGATTGAACGCCACGGATCATAGTGTTTTCCTATGCCTTGCCCTATGATGTCTTTCGTCTGTGTCAGCCCTACTTTTGGGATAAATCCTGTACTCATGGCATTTCTTGTGTACATTGGAGCAGGTGTGGTATAGGTCAGATTTCCGCCGGTAAGACTCCCATCAAAGCCTGTTCTCATATTCATTCCTGCAGGTTTCGGCATGCTTGTTCCTGCGAACTGTTTATACGTCCCAAACATCCCTGCGGCAGTTGAAATGAAGTTTGCCAGTCTTTGGGATTTCCCCTGTGCTTTTGCGTTCGCCGCGGAGGCTCTTGCGGCGTTTGCCTGGTTCTCATAATTGACTTGGTTTGTGTAGGCGTTCAAAGTGTCATTTCTCTGGTTCCCTAAAAGATTCATACTGTCTTGTCTGTATTCGCTTATGGCTGCGCTGTTTGCATCAAGAACGCTTCCTATATTATCCAGTCCTGATGCTCCTGCAGATGCCGCTTGTTGCCCCAAAATGATCTTTCTTTTACTGTTCAATTTTTCCTGCTGCTGTGCGTAGTTTTCCGCAATCTGTTCTCTTTGCCGATCCATTATTCTTGCATTCTGATCTGCCGCCTGTGCCTGCGCGTTATATGCAGACACCTGCGCTGCGGTTTGCTGTTTTATCTGCCTGTTCTGATTAATCCCCGATATAAGCTGCAGCCCCATCATGGCGCCCATTACACTGCACATTATTTCCCTCCTATTTCAAATCTCACAAAAATATCTCCTTTTTCTGTTTTGCATGTATCTGTAAAAAGCGCCCCGGCATGTTTGATGTATCGGAGCGCTCTTGTATTGTCCTTATGGATCCAGTTTGTCATGTATCCATATTTTCCTTTACAGTCGTTGATGTACTGCAGTCCTATTTTTACAAGTTCTTTATGGTACAGATCTACAAGGACGGTTCCTAATGCCCATATGCAATATGATTTTTTCACGAAACCGAATATCATGACGGGTTCTCCGTTCTTGGCCACATAGGCTTCATCGGATAAAATAATGGATTGTCTCACGGCTTCTTCTCCATGATCACAAATGGCGGTGATTTCTTTTTTATCCATAGGTCTCATGTTTTCAAAGATGTATTTTGTCAGCCAAGGAACATCTTGTTCTTTTATTTTTTCTATGGTGATTTTTCCGTAGTTATCCATCGAGTTCTACCTCTCTTACGACTGCCGACAGGTTAAACGGGTATGGTTCATCTGATGTGATGACTGTTCTCCCTGTGAGTTCAAATCCTCTGTTCGGCATGGTGATGTGTTTATCTCCGCTGTACAGAACAACATCCTGTTCCGAAAATTCATCGTATTTGATAGGTAATGTATTTGTTTTTTCTATCCCCACCCGTCCGCCAAGGGAATGATTCAGTCTCAGCGTGACGGCGGAGACTTTCTTTTTCCGCCCTTGGATGGTTCCTGTTTTGGTGTTTATTTCCAGGTTTGGAAGTTCTACCGTCATTGTATAGGGCAGTCCTGCGATGATATAGGATGCCTCCTGCGGAAGTGTGAAGTTTCCGCCTTCGTCCGTTTGAATTTTTTCATAGTACCTTCCATCCGCCAAGACCCCTATTTTGGCATTGGGCAAATGAGGGACAGATCCTTTTGCCGTGGTTTCTGTTATCTTCACCGAAGCGTCCAGCATGATATAGTCTTTGGGATTTTCTGTTTCCTTGTTGTTACATAGTTCTTCTATGTATGTTTGATTTCCCCTTTTTACCGCGATGTACACGTTATCTTCGTTTTGATTTTCCACATTGCAGACTGCCATGACTTTTCCTTCTGTTTTTATTCTTGACCAGGCATATACTTTTTGGTCTTGTATGTAGGAAAGACAAGCCATCGTGCCATCTGAAAGGACAAAGTACAGTTTTGAGTCCGGTTCCTGCATGTAGGCCATATCTTCTATGGTTGTGTTTTTTGTAATGTGTTTTGCCAAGAGTGTTAGATCTGCCCCATCGTAGGAGTCTGATTCAAAACGATACTGCATATCTCTCACGGTTTTTCCTCTGTGCTGCACGAAGATGACCCGCCCACCTATTGATAAGGGAATGACATTCGTTGTGCCCCTGGATGTCTGCATTTTGGGGTTTGCTTTTGTTGGCGTGACCGCTGTTCCGCCGGAAAGGATCCATTCGTTTCCGCCTGTCATTATGACTAAATCTGATTCCGGCACAAGGTGCTCTATGGTCTGTTGTTTTCTATTAATAAACGCCAAGGCTACCGCCGAATCATCCGTGACGGTTCCGGATGCTTTTTCTACAGAGAAGTTATTATAGTCCCCGCTTCTTGAGAGCCACAGCATATACGGCTGTTTTTTTGTGGCGGCTACACATAGTCTGTCTTGAAAGAAACCTATAGCCGATGGATATCCGAATTGGTCATTCCATGCGTTTAAACAAACGTAATCCGCCGGGTTTGTATTTGCAAGGGGATCTATGACTTCCGCATTGACTTCCAATGGAGAGATGTAACCGGTGATTCTTACCATTCCTACGTGTGTATATGGTAGTGCGGTGAGGTCTGTATTTCCCGCTGTAGATACCACTCTTAGTCTTGTGTATTCTTCTACCGTTCCGGATTCCGATGCATTGAAGTCATCGTTCGATTTATATGCCCTGTAGTCTTTCCACGGACCATTATTTGTGCTTTTCTGTACTGTCACGGTTCCTGTCCATGTACCATGGGTAATGATCTTCCATGATTTTCCACAGAGTACTTCTCCCGATGTTCCGCCGCCGTTTTGTGTCACGGTCTGCGAGTCTACTTCCTGGTTGATCTGTACATAGGCGCCGATCATGTTTTCTGAAAAGTAGTTTTTGCTTGCATATAGTTTAACGGTTCCTGTTTTCCCCGATGGCACTATTGACAGATCGGCTTCCAGTTTTATGTTTACCCATCCAGGACTTCCGGGAGATCCGTTTTCTTTCCCTGTTCCACCTATGCCACCGGCACCTCCATTACCCATGTTTGCGCCGTTTATTTCTTCGTGACCATGCTTTCCGCCTTCTGCGGTAATTCCGTTAAAAGAGGACTGGGTTCCATCTGTTCCGGGCCCGCCATCGGTTCCTTTACCGCCGTTTCCGCCGGCTCCCACGACTATTGTATAAGAGTTATCTTTTTTCAGATCTATTCTTTGCGTTATAAGGGCACCTCTGCCGCCGTCACCGCCTTTTATGTAATGATTATCCAAAAATTTTATGTATTTGCCTCCTGCTCCGCCACCGCCGCCGCCCGCTATTGTTACTGTATATGTTCCGTCTTTTTTACAATTGAAGGTGTATGTTCCTGCAGAATTGTACGATGTATCTACTTTTCCTTCCATTTCTGTTGAAAGGGAAATATCGAAGTAGGGCTTTTTTATTTCATAGTCCCCAATGGTCCAATTGGTGTCGCTGTACCTTGACAGTTTCTGTATCGGATGCGTTCCTGATGCGATAAACATCACATCAGCAGACTGGCATGTCCTTAGTTCTTTCAGTTCATCTTCTGTAAACTGTGTGACAAGTTCTACTCCTGTATATCTGTTTCCTTTCCAAACTCGTATATATCTGTCTCCCATTTCAAGCATGAATGAACTGTCTATTGTTGTAAATTCTTTTAGAATTACTTTTTCGTTTTTCGTCTTTCCGCAGTACAAGGTTCCCCCACGTTTGTACACTGCTCCATAGGGGCGTATATAGGCATTTTCCGCTGTAAGCAGTGCGGCTGCGTATTTATCCAAGTCTATTCTGTTTGCTACTTCGGGTGATATTTCTCCGGTGGCAAAGGATGATTGAATGTGGTAGATAGTTTCTTTCTGCATATTAGCCTCTCATATTGAAATATTTACGAGGGTATGTCGTTTCATGATGGTTCTGCACGGCACTTTCCTGTTTCGCATTAATCAGCGCCTGGTGCATGAGTTGATACTGCAGGTTTGCAGCACTGGGACTTCCCGACAAAGGTACTGCTATATTTGCCGCCAGGGAATGAGACAGTGCTTCAATGAAGTAATCAGTGAATAGTTCCCCGTTCTCCACGTCTGCGGTATAGCTTGCATAGGCGTTTTGTATATCTGTGCAGATTACTTTTGTTGAGTCGTTTACCGTTGAAATGAAGTAGTCTTCTTTTCCAATTTCTCTTGCGCTTTCTTTTTCGTAGATTTTTCGGATGACAAGGCATTTTGCCGGGTAGGCATAGATGTACTTCCATCCGGGGATTTCTTTATTTAGGAGTGCAAGTTTTACATATCTTTCCGCAAATCCCCATCTGTGTTCGGACAGGAGTTTTCTTCTTAGGTGGTCATAGAATATGCCGCATTGGATTGCTTCTTCCGACTCTTCTTCAATTGACGCTATTCTGCCTTGCCCGATGTAGGCAAGTGCCATATTGCAAATGTCTGTACTGTTCATAGATCCTCCTTTTCTCTATCTACTACTTTTTAAGTAGTTTTAAGAGTAGTAAACATAGAAAAAGAGGAGACGCTCTTGCGCCGTCCTCTTTGTCTTTAACAGTATTTCTTTACCAGCTCTGCCAGTTCTTCTTTGGTTTTAATGTCCTTCGGAACATCTTTCCCTGCACGGATTAATCTGGCGCGGAGTTCATTGGCGGAAAGGTCTTCTAATTTCCGCCCTCCTACCGCTTGTCCAAAGTGGATGCCACTCATACGAGGTCTACATCCATGGTGAGGAATGCGCGGATGGTTCCTGTTGTGGCCCCTGCTACTTCAATCTGCAGGAATTTCTTGCATCCCGCTGGTACTTTCACTGCCGCACCTGCCCCTTCGTCTTTTGCAAGAGAAAGAGTTGTCAGCGTGACGGCTCCCGTCATATCTTCTTTGTCCGCGGTCTTAAGTGTGATTGTTGCCGCGGCAGAAAGCGGTTTCAACGCAATGACTTTCAGCCACAACGGATTATACGCGTCTCCGCCTTCGCCGTTATTTACGACTGTAGATTTTGTTCCTTTGGACAAATCCTGTTCATAGAAAAAGGTGTTTTCTGCATCAATAATCATTTTTAGTCCTCCTTATTTGTTTTCTGTAATTGCGTCTTCGGTGTCCACGAGGGCGTCTTCTTTGCGGACAAGAATACCGTTTACGGAGATTGTTACCGGACCCTCCATCAGTTCGCGGCGGGTGATGTAGGAATTAGCCTTATCGCTATAGAAGATGGTAAGGAATGTATACATTTCCGGGGACACGTACCATACGGGATGGACGGTATTGAGATTCCTCATGCGTCCCTGCGCACGGATCATGGCGTCTACTACCGCTTTTTTCTGTTCCACAGTGGCCGCTGCGGCGTTCACGGCTCCTAAATCAATGTTCCTTACTGCGGCAACCATTTCAGGATCTTTGACGGCAAGTCCAGGTTTCCACTTGAAGAGTGTGGAAAGAGCGCGGAATTTATATCCATCTGCATCTATAGCGTCTACCTCTCCCAGGTCCTGGCGTTTCAATCCTGCATAGCCGTACTTTGGGTAAATGCCTGTAACGGCACGGTCTCCCCAGCCCACAAGAAATGCGGAAGAAAGTTTGCCTTTCCCTGTTCCGCCGGCATTGATGACTTGGTAAGAGGCGTCGTGTTTCTTTCCGCCGTACTTATTGTAGCGGATTCCCAGTCCGTTAAATTCATCCAGATTCTTTGCGGAATTTCCGTAGAACATGTGGTGAGCCACTGCCTCACCCATGGCTTCCACGAATGCCATGTCTTCGGATGTTCTGAAAGCCTCTTTATCCGGTGCAAGGGACACGAGTTCTACGTCCACTTCCGAGCGGGACTCCATCAGGCAGCAGGTGTCCGTTACCTGTTTGGTGCTGGATTTTCCTACCGGCACGCCGCGGTTAATCTGCCTAAGATGTACTTCGGGCAAGCCGTTCCGCTGCGTAGTCTGGTTGCCTGTGGGCAGGTTTCCTTCTGCCCATCTTACGTCTTCTAAAATTGGATTGGACTGGACGAGTGTTTCAATGACTACATCAATGGATCCATCCGGTGCCTGTCTTTTTCTTAAATCATTCAGTGTTAATGCTACTGCCATTTGTTATTCCTCCTTAATAATTCTCAAAATTGGTATTGGGGTACATGGGTGTTTTTCCGCCTTTTGCATTTCCGCCGCCTACGCCGCCGTCTTCGGAAACAAGTCTTCCCAGTTCGGAAATGGCACGTACGATTTCTATACGGTCTCCTACGCCTGTTTCGCTTAGGAGTTTCCTGATTCCTGGTGATGTTTTCTCCAGATGCTGGAGTCCTGCGCCGTATTCGTTCATGGTTTTCTCGAAGTCAGCCCCAAGTTCTTTTCGGGTTTCTTCCTGCCACTTGTCGTACTGTGCTTCCCGCATGTCGTTCATCTGCTGGATAAGCCCTTTCCCGTACTCAAAACCGTATGCGGCCATCTGGTTTGCCTGTTCGTTGGTAAGGTTCATTCCTTTACAGATTTCACCGAATTTCTGTGAAATGGCTTCATCTAAGGTTTCGCCTTCGGGCAATGCCGATGTGAAATCGTATGCTTCCGGGGCGCCTTGCGGGTTCTGCGGATCCGGTTCCTGGTTCTGTGCCTGCGGTTCTGTGCCTGCATGTTGTGCCAGTCTTCCCGGCTCTTGATTCTGTACCTGTGGTTCTACCTGCGGGCTTTGCGGATCCGTGTTATTGTTCGCCTGTGCCTGCTGGTTCTGTACGCCTTCCATTTGTTATTCCTCCTTGTTTTCTAATAATGTTTTGGCTTTGAATTGAAATTCGATGTATTCTTTTTCGGCTTTTTGTCTTAGTTCGAATCCTTCTTTTCCTAAGAGTTCGACCATCTCTTTTTCTATCTGGATTCCGATTGACCTTCTGCCTTCGTTGTAGAATGTCTGCGAATTTCCGGTGAATGTTTCGGCTTTGTAGCCTGTCATTTCAAGAATGTGAACAAAAAACCATCTCCCCGCTTTGCTTCTTAAAACGGTTCTGATGGCTTTTACGTCTTCTTCTCTTTTCTGTTTTTCTATATATTTTCGGATGAGCACATCGTGCTCTGTTATATTGGTTTTCATTTATCCACCACCTATTCCCAAGAGGTTCTGCAATGCAGGGTTTCCATCGTTGGCAGCATCTGTCAGGTTTTTCGCCGCCTGTGCCGCCGGTGCCATGGCCTGTGCCTGCTGCATCATGTACTGCTGTTCTTGCTGTTGTTCCATGGCTTCTTGTTCGGCTTTTATCATCTGCATGATTTCTTCCGTGCTTCTTTGCATGACGGCAGGAGCGCCAAGGAGTTCGAAATATCTCTTGACGGTACCGATCGGATCGATAGCTTTCAGGGCTTCCGGATAGATCTGCGCCATTTGTCCAGCAAAGGATACGGCTTGTTCGATATTGACAAGGCCGCTCATTTTCTGCGCCTGGGCAAGGGGCGAGATGTACTCTATCTTTATGTCCTGGTCTGCCATTCTTTCAGCAAGTTCTTCTGGGAGCGGTGGAAATAGTCCCATTCTTTCCGCGATGTTATAGACTCTTTCGATGATCGGCGAAAGGAATTCATCCTGCAGGCGTTCTACCACAGGTCCCAGTTGCTGGAGTTTTTCCTGCTGGCGTTCCATAACTTCCCGCGCTGTCATCTGCGGGGTGTCGATAGAGTCAAGCATGAGAAAGAGGTCTGCGCTGTAGGTTCTTCTTATGCTTTCTTCTGTCCGTTGGATTTCTGTGGCAAGCCATTCCGGATTTCCCGGCACTTGGAAAAGAGGTTCTACTGTCGGATTGGTTCCCGTACTGTTTACGTTTGTATACCCGCCGGGGATTAGATCAACGCCTCCTATATCTCCTACACTGGCGGGTCCTTTCATGGGTGGTTTTACCATGAGTTCTACCGCCGTCAGAAGGTCTTTTTTCATGATCTGCAGCATTCTTGCATCACCTTCGGCGTACCATCCAGGACCTTTCCCGTAAGGACTGCCTTCTATGGTTTGGTATCGTGCCGTTGGAACAGGAAATTCTTCAAATCCGCCGGTAAATAAAAAGCCTTTCCCTTCGTCTACTGATTGTTTATCTATCCAGTAGAGTGAGGTGTAAGGCATGTTTTTATTTCCTGCTTGTCCGACTGTTCTGAATCTGTTCGGCATGACAAGCCAATAGGTGGTAAATGATTTATTATATCTTCCGCTTTCGTTCTGCAGGGCGTCTTTGACGGCACGCGGCAGGTTTTCTTCTCCAAATTGTTCCAGGAGCTGGTCTGCCGTCATCTGGAATTCTCTGCAGAATGTATCTACTCTTCCGCTTGCTCCGCTTGCCAGGTAGTATGTCCCTATTGTGTACTGCTGGAATCTTACGCCTGTTTCCGGTGATGCGAATACTCCCAGCGGTGCCTGCCCATGGGCAATTTCCATATAGCATGAATGGATGGAGTTATAGAAGTTAGATCGATGGAGCATGTACTCCACGATTTCCTGTCTGATATCCAGGACACTTGCGGCTTCCATATCTTCGTTTGCGCTGCTGTTTGAAAAGCCGAATTTAAACCATTGCCTTGACGGTGGTGTGAGTCCGGATTCCATCCCTGCGGCGAATGCGATATTAGCAAGCCACGCTACACCGTTTGAAATCATAAGGTCTTTTCTTCTTGCTTTGTTTGTCGCGTCGGCGGTGTCTCCAAATTCCCCTATAAAAGGGAGCTGGTGATCTCTTATATCTTTCCATCGTTCTTCATAGTCCCGCCGGTACTCCCGCATGGCTTTTACACGATGCAGTACGCTCTGTTTATCCGGTGCTCTGATTGTCGGCTGATCCGCCGGCAGGGCAGCGGCTGTTATTGATAGTCTCTCCATTTTTTACCCCAATGTTGATTTTGTATTGGTCGGTGCAACGTCCGCCAGTCTTGTTGCCGCATATCCTTGCTTCTGTTTTCTTTTTTTAGCGGCTTCGGTATCGGCGGTTCCGCCGGCGTCAATATCTGCATTGGTGATTGTGGTTGCAGACGGCGCTACTTGTTTAATTTCCGGAGTGCTTACGCTTTGTTTTCCGAATAATGCTGAACACATTTGAGTACCTCCTTTAAGTAAATAATTGATATTTTGTATTGACTCTTTTCTTGTTTGGTGCCCTGATCACCGGAACGGCGAATGTCAAAGCTAAGGCATCCGCATCGTTAGGGGATGGAATGCCTTTCTGTTTCATATATTCTTTTGACTGCAGCTGGAGTTTCCCGTCTTCTGTCGGTTTGATTTCTACTCCTGTGAGATCGTCCTGCATCTGCTGATCATCGGGATATGCTCCGCCGTTCGCAAGCCATTTCCTCATTTGGTCCCACATGTAAGCTCTCATGTTTTTACATGCCATATCGGGAGATTCTCCGCTGAATGGGATTAGGTTCCAGTGCCGTCCCATGGTTTCCCCTGCAGAATAGATTCCTGTGCCATAGCCCATGTCTATATTGACGGCATCGGCTTTATATTCGTCTTGGTATCGTGCTACAAGGTTTGCAATTGTAATATCGTTATCATTTTTTTGTATTTTCTTAAGACGTTTTGCCATTAAGCCTTGTCTTAGCCATATGGCGGTGGCGTCATCTCCCATCCATGCGGGGTCTACCCCGATAATAACGGGAGCAAAGTCAAATTGTTCCGGTCGCAGGTTTCTTCCCCGTGCTTTTTCCGCCAGTTCTGTTGAGATTAATTGTAGTGAACTTGCGTTCGGGAATTGTCCTTTGACTCTGACTCTTACGTAGTCGCTGTCTTCTCCAAAAGTGTTTATCCACTGCTGTATGAGTCCTTTGTTTGAGAACGAAACGCTTCTTGAGTCTACTTGTTTTTTATTCCAAAGACTTCTGAATTTATGGAAGCAGTCGTAAAATCTTCCCGTGTTTCTTGTGGGGTTTCCGAATGCACACCATATGATTTCTGTGTCTTTATCCGTCATAGCGCCTTCGGCTACTTCCCATATCTGATTGGATATAGCCGATGCTTCATCAAAAAGCATCAGTATCCTGTTCCCTTGGTTATGTAGTCCAGCAAATGCTTCGGTGTTATTATCACTCCACGGGATGGCGTCTATGCGCCAGTTCTTTTCTTTTCCCGGTTCGTTTGCGAATATGGCGGTGGCTGTGGCTGTGAACAAAGGCCGCCCGATAAATAGGTTGTACCATTTTATGAGTTCCGGCCAGGTTTTGGTTCGGAGCTGTGTTTCGGTGTTTGCGGTGACAACTCCCCTGGTGTTTTCGTGTGTTGATATTGCCCAGAGGATAAGCCATGCGACTAACGTACTTTTTCCTATCCCGTGTCCTGACGCCACGGCTTCTCTGACAACGTTGTCTTTGATTTTCACGCCGTCTCTTATGTCTTTCAGTATGTCTTTCTGCCACTCTTCGGGACCGTTCATTTTTTCCAGCGGCCCTGGTTCTCCCCATGGAAAAGCAAAGTAGACAAATTTTAAGGGGTCGTGTGTGTATTCACCTAAGGCTTCGACAAGTTCAATGATTTCATTCATTTTTTATCACGCGCTCCCGCGCTGCTTTTAAAGCGTTTGTCATGCTGATTTCTCCTTTGACTTCGACTTCTCTTTTATCCCGCCAGTCTTCGGGTTTTCTATTTTTCAGAAAGAA